ACTGTCGCAATGGCGCGGTAATTTCTTGGTAGATTTTTTCTATTGTTTCATCATCAGGGTTAGAAACCTTTTTATAGATTGCATCTGATTCAATAATTAAAGGGATACGAACCTTAAAGGTATGCCCATTCAATACAAACGAACGGGTTAAAAGGTCTTTTCGTTTTGCTTGGTATTTTTCACCAAATGCTGAACTTAGTTTTGTCATCTATTTTTTATCCTATATTGATTTATTCGCCTTGCCAAAATTTCCCCTAGCCGCTTGGCGGTTTGGTCGGCTTGGGATTCCAATGCGGGGCGTAGATAGGGTTGCGCCCCATTTCTAGCCGTGCCAAATTCTTGCGCTATTGCGCGGGCATCCGATAAAACGCCAACTTGCCTTTTTCTTTCTTTCAAATCGCGGTTGTATTGCGCTTTATCTGTTTTATACAACTCCGCATTTTTTTCGTAGAATTCTTTTTTAAGTTTCTTTGGAAATGCCTTAGTTGTTACCAAAGCAATCACCGTATCTTTTTCGGTAATGTACTTAGAACGAATGTCTTTTCTAGTTGGGCGGCGGGCTTCAATTTGCATTGTCCTAGCCAAATCGCCTGAATCTTTTGGGGCGTTCATTCGCGCCATTGTTAACACGGGTTTCATTGCTTCCCGTGCGGCGGGTACTAAAATTCTGCTTCGTGCTTTCTTGTCGCCAATATCCGCGGCTAGTTCCTCAAACGCGGCTAATACATCTTTTAAGCCTTCGATTTTGTAGGTAACGCCCGACATACTTAACCCATTGGCTTAATAATCTTTTGGTACAACGCGTTGTTTAGCGTATGCACATAATCTACGATTTCATCGGGCGTAAACTTATCCGCATGGTTTGCGGCAATGTCATGCGCCAAAGAAATAGCAGTTAATTTTTGTGCGGTAAACCCAAACCAATCCTTACGCGAATCGGATTGGGCTACCAAGAAGTTCAACAAATCGTTACTGTCTTTTATTGTCGTTTGCATATTATGTATTGTATTTACTAAGAACTTTTAAACATACCGCTTCTACAGAATCCGCATCAGCGGCGGCAATGGCATCTTCTAGTTCTTCGGCATCTACTACCATCCCTTGTGCAACCGCATCAAGTGATTGGTAGGTAGTGCTAAGAACTTCTACGGCTTCTTCTACGGTCATCATGTGTTATTAGACCAACCATATTGGTTGCCCCTCGGATGAATTGTAAAGTTGCATTTTGCTTCTGCGCTTGGGCTTGAATCAATTGTGAATTGAGAAACGCGACCATTAAACGCATACGCAACCGTATTAGCACCGTCAACCGCGGCAACCACAAATGTGCGGTCAACCGTACCGTTGTAGGCATCAGAACGGATTTGCAATAACGCGGTGTCGCTTGGATTCCAAGCCGCGGTAATGCTTAACGATGTAGGCGCAGATTGCGTAGGAATCTTATCGCTTTGGCGTGAACCCGCAACGCCAAAAGATGCAACCGCATCATCCTGACCAAAAGCGGGTACGGCTTCCACGGGCAACAAAACACCCGCGCCGCCAGTACCGTTAGCCGCCGTGCCTACGATGGTTGTAACTTGCCCTGTCCATACGGAAAGGTTTGCCGTTGTAAGTGGCGTAGGCGTTGCCGCGCTTTGCATATACAACGATGCGCTAAAACCCGCTAAAACTTTATTTGGTATAGCCATGATATTCCTTTAGGCGTTGTTAGACCAACCGTAGAGATTTCCACGGGGGTGAATGGTGAAATTACATTTGGCTTCAGCACTAGGGCTTGAATCAATCGTAAACTGGCTTACGCGGGCGTTAAAGGCGTAATAAACAATGTTTGACCCTTCGGTAGCACTAACTACAAAAGTACGGTCAATCAAGCCGCTATACGCATCGCCGCGCATCAACAAAAGCATTGTGTCGCTAGGATTCCATGCGGCGGTAACGCTAAGTGATGTTGGTGCGGATTGCGTTGGGATTTTGTCAGATTGACGCGAACCCGCTACACCAAAACTAGCAACGGCATCATCTTGACCAAATGCGGGTACTGCTTCTACTGGAATTAGGTTGCCTATAACTGCAATAGGTGCAACATTTCCAAGGGTTGAAAGTTGGGTAAGTGTTAGTGCGGTAGGTGTCGCGCCCGATTGGGCATACAACGCCGCGCTAAAACCCGCCATTATTTTGTTTGGTAGTGCCATTTTAAAAGTTCCTTCAAAAGTTGTTGGGTTGTCTTATGTTGGAATATCTAGGGTGCAATCAAGAAAAATTTGGGCTAACTTTTCATCATTGTCATAAGTGTTGTAAAGCCAATAAACATCTGCTTTAGCAATCTGAAAACCATTAGTTACACCACCAAACAAACCACTATATCCGTGTAGCGATTGTAGTATCTGATTGGAAATAGTGAAACCATCTTCTATTACTTGCGTAAAAATACTTATCTGAAATGTTGGGCGGTCGATGCCCTTAACCGATTGAACTGAACCTGTATAAACATCCTGATGCACATTTCGTAGCATCCAAACAATAAACTTGGGTTCAGTTGCAAAGTTACGGTTAAACGCGGCGTAAACGGGTACGGGCGTAACAATGCTTTGCAGTTGAAACTGTATTGCTTTGCCGTATTGAACTGGATTTTGTTGGGTTGCCATTTACACCGCCGTTACTGGGTCGTTTCTATACGCCAAGATAATTACGGTCATCCTATCATCGGATTCACGAATGTTATCTATGCGCCAATCGTAACCGTTGTAATTGATTGAATAAAGGTTTTGATTGCGAACCATTGTTCTTGTGTTCGGCGTGTAGTTCAAAATGAAGTTAACTACATCTTGATATAGACGGTACTTTTCCGAAATCTTTAAACTGTTTGCAACGGATTGAACACGCGCACGGGTGCGAAACCAAGTAGTTTGCGCGGTACTTTGTTCGCCAAAATCACTTTTAGCAAACGCCAAATTGTTTACCGTAATTTGTTCAAACCGTGCAATTGCCATTTACATCACCAAAGGTTTGTATGGGCGCAACAATGTTGCCACGCCAAACGGAATTTCTTTTAACTGATTGTCGGTTGTATTGCTACGATTGTTATACAAATGCGTAAACAACAACAAACCCGCTTGCTTGATAACGGGATAAGTTTGCAACGGATTAGGTGCGGTTGAATACTCGCAAATAATCGGCGCGGTCATTTGGCTATTGATGGTTGTCGGCAACGATTGAATGATTACCTTGTTGCCGCTTGCATCGTAATAGTATTCAGTAGGAGAAACTACCGTTAAAACTGGCGGGAACGCATTATTCCAAAACGCTACGCGTTCAATAGTAACGCCCGACATATCGGGATATTGGTTTTGCGATACTTCGGGCAAATCCAAACATACGGGCGATGCGGCTAGATTTTCAGCACCATACCAAACGCGGTAGGTAACTGAAAAAATAGATAAGCCTAAATAATCTTCAATGGCTTGGCGAACCGCTACTTCCAATGACCGCAAATAACCATCTTGGGATTCATCTTCAAACAAGTTAATTTGATTGGTGATTTCATCCAAGGTTAACCAAGGCGTAACTACATCACGGTCAATCTGTTCTGTTTTTACATAACTAAACGGATTGCGGGTAGATGCCCCAAAAGGCGCACCTAGTGTTTGCTCATTTGCTGACATCTAAGCCCCCTTTAGGCGGCAGACATACGAACGCCCGCGAACGGGTCGCGCACGGTGCTTACCATTCTTTTTTCTGCGTACATCGTCACAAAACCCGCTTGTGTTTGTTCAAACATTTGGATGCTCATTTGTTCGGTGTCGCCGATTGTTAAAAAGCGATTCCAGTTTGCCAAATAGATTGGGAAATCTGTAGAAAGGTATGGGTTAGGGATAACGGGCCAACCAAAAATGTGACCAATCGCGCAACCATCTTTTTCGCCTAGTTCCAAAAACAAAGGCAAGCCCGCGGTATCTTTTAACTGGCGCAATGTTTGAATCATTGCAGGGCTAATGTGCCATGCAGTTGATTCTAGCGACCAATATTGCGGGGGCAACGCGTTAGCCATGTTTACAACTTTGTTGTAAGTTACCGCAACGCCGCCATTACTAACCGTAGCGATAGTATGTATGCCATTTGTAATAGCCGTACCACTAGTACCGAAAGCACTAGAAGCCCCGCTAGTGTAACTATCCAAACCGCGCAAGCCATTAGTAGAACCAGTTGATGTAGTTGTGCTACCCGCTTGGTCTGAATTGATAACCATGCTTGAACCTTCCAATTGGGCAAATTCAAGTGCCAAATCTTCAACAAGCGTTGCATCAAGTCCATTAACATCACTTAGCACCGCCGTTCTAATTGGCAATTGTGCAACCAATACGCGCACGGGTAATTGCCAAATAGAAGTGTTCACATTAGGCGAACCGCTATCAGGCGTAAATGTGTAACCCCAAGGGTTTGTAGAATTTGCGGCGTTACCAGTTTTGGCAACGAATTGGGCATCAGAGCCTTTAACCGCGATTTGGCGTGAGCCTTGGCGCAAAGGGTTTGCTTGGCGCAATGCGGCAAACGCATCATCAAAAACAACATTACCACCGACACCCGAACCCGAACCAGTAATAAGGCTTGCTTCACGCAAATCGATATTTACTTTGCCGCCTTCGGTGATGGCTTGTTTGATTCCGTTCAAGATTTTTTCGGTGATAGACATTTTAAATTCCTGTTTAAAAAAAGCGGGGGATTTTCGCCCCCCGCTAATGGCAACGCAATTAAGTAGCAGTTCCAGTTGAACGGTAACGCACCAACGCGTTAGGGTCCCGAACGGATGTTGCAAGTCTTTTTTCCCCGTAAAAAGTTATAAATCCTGGGGCCGTCTGATCGTAGCGGCGCATAATCATGTTCAAACGGTCAATGATTGTGTGACCGCGTGTGAAATCACCAAAGAACATTGGATACAAGGAATTTGTACCCGCCGCGCCTGTAGTTGTTTGTGATGGTGTATCGCAATACTTGTTTACGACAACATCAAAGCCCAACAAATTACCTACGATACCTTCAACCGACAAACCTTCGTTACGATTAAAGATTGGTGCGCCGTTTGTATCACGCAATGCGCGAATAGCGTTCAACAAAATTGGGCTAATCATAAACTTAGTGTCAGGTGTCCAATACTGTTGTGGCAAAGCATAAATAGTATTGATTACATCAACATAGTTAATGTTGTTTGCGCCAACGGTGTTAGCGTTAGTGGTAAGTTGGTCATAAGTAGCAAGGCTATGCAAACCAGTATTAGAACCCGTACCACTTGTTCCAAATGATGCAGTAGTGCAAGTACCACCCGTGTAGGTAGCGTTAGCACCCGCGTATTGGTCTAAGCCGCGCAAGCCGTTTGTACCGCCGTAGGGGTTAGTTGCTGATTGTGCCGCCTGATCATTGTTTTGGACCATGCTCAGGGCCTCTGCCTGACTGAATTCCATTAACATGTCGTCAACGACATTGGCTTCCAAACCATCAATGTCATCCAATGCCGCGGTACGGATTGGAAACTGAACATTCAAGTCTTGCAAAACTAATTGCCAAATGCTTGTATCTTCAGTTGTAGCCGCGCCGTTGTTTTGAATTGCATAGCCCCAAGCGGGTCCCGCATTTCCCGTTTTTACGCGAAATTGATATGACGAACCATCAGTTGCAACGGTGCGTGACAAACCGCGCATTGGATTAGACAAACGCAAAGCCGCAAACACGGGGTCATAAGCGGTACGACCACCTTGGTTGTTACCTGAACCTGTCAATGCTGATGCCTCGCGCATATACGCATCGCGTTGGCTTTCGTCTGCAAAAATTTGCAGTTCTTTTTCTACGCGGGCATTGCTTTTGTAGAAAGAAACCAATTGTTCTTTAACAGAACGGTTTACATCGCCGCGCACGGTTGTAGCGGGCTTGACGATTGCGGGGGCTTGTATAGATGCTACCTTGGCTTCCAAAGCAGAAATGGTTTCTTGCATTTCCAGTTTGATTGCTTCAACGGCGGCGGGAATTTTTGCTTCTACGGCGGCAATGCTTTCGCTTTGCTTGGCTTCGATAGCATCCAGTTTTTCAATGATTGCTTGTGACATGATTTAACCTTTAATTTTGGTATCAAGAATTTTAAGAAGTTCACGGGTTTCTAAAGCCGCGAGAATTTCCGCTTCGGTAGCCTCCGCATCTGATTCACTCAGAATAGGCGCAATTTCAATAGGCGTTGTAACTACATCGCGCAGTTCTAACACCTTTTTGAATGTAGATGCGGCGGCTACCGCATCCTTTTTAGATAGCCCAACTTCACGCAAGGCTTGTTCTAAAACTTTTAAATCCGCAGAACCATCAGGTCGGAAATATTCCAATCTGCTAACTTCTGCCATTGGGTTGTTGGGATACATCACTACGGATACTTCGCGTAAGCCGCCTTTGGTGATTTGGAAATATGCTTCATCAGATTGGTCGGGTTCGCCTTCAGCATTGACCATTTGATATTCTTCGGCGTATGCACCAACGGAAACGCCGCCAAACATAGCGGGCGATTCTTGCATTACTTTGTAAAGGTCAGAACCCATCGTAGTATTGACAAACAAACGCCCTTCGGCTTTCATTCCTGTATCGTCAAACTCAAACGCATCCCATTGACCAACGGGGATTGCATCCGCATCGTGATTTACAAACATGGGTAGTGGGCGACCTGATGCAGAAAAATCTTCTGCCCATTTCATAAACCCTTCAGGCTGATAATTAAACCGCCTACCATCTGCGCCTTCACGCGCACCCCAAGTAGTTACGGTTGCTTCAATTTTTCCTGTCATTGCGCCTTGCTTTTCCAAAACTAATTTGGCTTCGCAAATCATCATCAGGTTTTTTACGGTCATGGATTACCTCATCGATTTTAGTTCGGTCGATGTCATATATTGTTTTAGGGGGTCGCCCTCTTTTAGGGGGCGGTTCTGTATTTGGCTTATATGTTGCCAAGGATGCTATCACTAATTTAAAAATAGTGGACAATTTATTTTCACTTGCCGATATTCATTTTGCGGGTTTGATTTCCACCGCCCCCGCCCGTATCTTGTGGGGATGTTCCGACAATCGGTTTATCTTTCCCGCCCTTATCAATCAATTCATCTGCGCCATCAATATTGGGCATCCCCAAATATTCACGCGCTTCGTTGGGGGTCATAATCCCGTTTGTAACGCCCGCGGTAGCAAAATTCATTTGGTCTAATGGTGCGCCTTTTAAGAAATTGCGCGTATCAAACTCAATGCACAAATTAGGGTAGCCAACAAACAAATGTTGTTTTAATTTCTGCTGAATGTTAATTAAAGTTGGGTACATTGTGGATTTATAGAATTCATCCATCATTGTTTGGGTATTGTTGTACTTGGAATCCCCGATGCCAATCATTGCCGCGGGAACTCCAAACAAACCGCAAATCCGCTTCATGGTTTGTTCTTTTAACTTAGCCGCATCGGTATCCTGTAGGGTCAACATATCCAACGGGGTGTACTTCATGCCTTGGTCTAGCAACATACCTTGTCCCGCTTTGCTTGGGTCGCTTGGGCGGCTAGAAACCATTGCCGACCATGCTTCTTTCAAGCGGGCGGCAATTTCCTTATATTTGCCATCAGGAATAACG